TTGAACCCTGCTAGCCAGGTGCGGTAGGCAAAAGGTAAACCTACAAATGAATCCAAAGTTTACTGAGACACAGTTCCTATCAAAAATTTTGCCAATTTTCATTAGCTCCTTTCTTGTTAAGGATAATATAACCATATACCATTTGTGAGTGATTGACATCGGTCTCAAGGCTGATTTTTGGAGAAAATTATGGAAGATAAAATCATAGAACTCGCTGATTACTTTATCAGCGAGAATACAACATACAGAGAAGCTAAAATAGCGTGTGAGAAGCTATTGAAACAAGTTAGCCATGAGATCGAACTCAGGGCGCTGGAAAGTGAGACAGAATGAAAGAAAGAACGAAAGAAACAATAAAGGAATTCCTGAAATTCAGAAGCCAATTTACAATACGTGAATGGTTTGAAATTAACCAAGCTGTCGAAGCTCGTTTAAATCAAAAAGTCCCCCAGTTGAAACTGGACGACTTAGATGTAGAAATCATCTCTAAAAGACTAGAAAGGAAAATATAATGAACGATATTACTCGAATCATATTGACAAGTGTGAATGTAGTTTGCGCTTTAATAAATCTATTTTGCTTTATTAAAGACAGGATGGATTGATTTATTTTTAGAAAGATAATGAATTTGTCTGTTGGTTTTAATCTTGATAGTATGCGGTGGTTCGTTTAGGTAGTATGAAAACTTATGGAATGAGTATGGATTTAATTCTATCTCATCTTCAAATGGATCAGAGTACCAATCGACATTTAAAAATGTCTGAGTACTGATAACCAAACCAAGTGGATCTGGTTTCTCCTCAGGAATAGCAGTGGCTGGATTAAATCCGTTGTCAAAAATTTCTTTTCCGTTTTTGTCAAACAGTTGGATATTTTTGATTAAAACATCTGAATTTGATTGGTTAGACAAAACAAAGCTGTACTGATAGCAAGAATATTCGTTCATTCTTGCTTTACGGAAATTAGAAATGTTCAATTTCACTCTATTAACTTTCAAAGAGTAAATCAAACTAAAAACACCAGTAATAGCTCCAATCCATGCAGCAGAAACATTCAAAATATCAATCAAACTAAACATCAAAATTACCTCGATTTTATCTTTATTATACCAGACTTATAGCAGAAAGAGAGCACGAAAAATAGAAAGGGGATGATAAAAATAACAAGAGCAAATAGAAGATATTATTGGCTACAACTTAGAGAGGATTTTTTCAAAACTAAAGAAATGAAGTTGATGAGAAAACTTCCAGGTGGAGAAGAACTCACAATCATTTACTTGAAAATCATGCTTGTCAGCTTAGCAGATGAAGGGAAAATTTTCTTTGAGGGAGTTGCTGAAGATTTAGCTGAAGAACTATCTTTGCTTATTGATGAAGATGCTGAAGCGATTAGAATGGCTTTAATCTTTTTAGAACAAAAAAAACTACTTACAACTTCGGATAAATATCAATATAATTTAGAACAAGTTCCAGAAATGATAGGTAGTGAAACCGCAAGCGCCCGTAGGGTTCGCAAACATAGAGATAGTCAAAAAGTGTTACATTGTAACACCGAAGTAACAAACCGTAACGGAGAGATAGATATAGAGATAGATAAAGATATAGAGATAGATAATAATAATAAAACTATCAGTCCAAATTTAGCTGAAAATCTAAAAAGTAGTGGTATTCGTATCAATGAAAAACAACATCAACAATTACTTGACTATGTAGGACTTGACGGAATGAGTTTTGACATGCTGAACCGTGCTATCGAAATCACTTCGGGAGTTCATCAACCTAGTTTTAACTATCTAAAAGCAATTTTAGAGAAATGGAAAGAAAAAGGGTTTACTTCACTTGAGCAAGTGGACGAACATGAAGAAGAAAGACAGAGTTCTAAAAACTCAACTTCAAGAAAAGTCGGAAATTCAATTATTCAAACATATGACGACCCGTTGCCGTTTTAGAAAGGAGAAATAATGTGGGAACAATTAAATAAAATCATGCAGGAAAGAAATTTAAACGGCAGTCAGTTATCTAAAATGGCTGGAGTTAATCGTAGTTTCTTTTCTGACCTAAAGACAGGAAAGGTAAAATATCTTTCTTGGCCAAATATATGCAAAATCGCTGATGCGTTGGAAATCAGCATAGATGAATTAAGGTAAGGGGGTTGAATGGAAAAATTAAATTTAGAACCTATCTATTTCGTCAATGAAAACGAGATATGCAAGAAGCATTCTTGTTATATGTGGACTTTCAAGCATCCAGTTAGAGCAAAAGGAAGAAAAACACCTTATCAGCCTACCTTTTGTCCTGAGTGTCAGCGTGAAGACATGGCAAGGGAGCAAGAAAAGAAAATCGGAGAAATGTATATCTCGTCTATCTTGTCAAGTACGTTTGGAGTGCTAGAAAGAAATAGCATCATGCCAAGCGATATGAAAGATGCTAGCTTTAACACGTTCACAGTCAACAACGAAATTGACGAGCAAGCGAAAAACTACGCATTGAGAGTTGCAAGACATTATTTCAATGACGGGAAAGGCAATTCAATTATTCTTGGAAAAGCTGGACGAGGTAAAACGCATTTAGCTATTTCAATCGCTAAGAAGTTAAACATTGACTTTAAAGCGAATAACAATCCTAAAAGCGTGTTGTTTATGAACGTTCCTACAATGTTTCAGAAAATCCAAAGTGGATTTAGTCAGAAAGATGCAAGGACAACGGATGAATGGCTGGAGTTGCTTAAAAAAGTTGACTACTTGATTTTGGACGACTTCGGAAAAGGCGAGCAAACGCCTTGGAAAATGGATTTTATGTATAACTTGCTGGATGCTAGAGATAAGACGATTATTACAACCAACTTGACGGGCGCAGAAATGAAACAAACATTTGATAGTAGTCTAGTCAGTCGAGTTGCAAAAGGCGCAAAGGATTTGACTTTTAAATATCCTGATAATTCGGAAGATAGGAGAACACTACCATTTTAACGACAGAAGAAAGAAAAAAGTTGATAGCAGAGTTCGAGAAAAACCACTATCAACTATCAACGTTATTGAAAGAACGCTTACTAGTTACAACGGACGAGCGTTTCACTCACAAACTGGAAGAAATGGCTTACTATTCAATGAACGGTAGCATTTATCAGTTTGCAAAATAAAAAGTACCTACGGGGATAGGCACTTATCAAAAATTACTACTTAAATTATAACACAGAAAGAGAGGAATTGCTAGTGGCAATAGAACTTTTTGGCAACGAATGGAAAGAAGAACTTTTTGAAGATTTAGTAAAACTTAATATTGAAGCGATAAATGAAGCAAACAGAAGAATTTCAAAACAATTCAATATGGTTCCAATCAAAGAAGTCATGAAGGCTACTGGATGGGGAAGAACAAGAATTGAAGATTTTCGAGATCAAGGAAAATTCAGCTATCAACAAAACGCAAAAGGTGGAAAATACTTGTATGACTTGGATGATGTACTGAGGTTCCAACGGCAATTGATGAAATAGGAGTTTAACATGAAGCTATTAGATAAACTTACAAAATGGTTTTTTAACACAACGAAAATCGAAGTCAACACAGACTGGCGATTAGTTGCACTTGATACTAATAGAAAGCTAATCGAAGTAGAAGAAAAACTACAACAAGCAATGCAGATTATTGCTGACAAAGACAAAATTATTGAAATATACAAGGAAAAATCAGAATGACAGAACCAACTTTAACAAGTCAACTTTTAGGAGTTGCAACAGTCTTCATTTGCATGTTTGTAGCAATGCTTATTGTGGCGAATAACGAGCAAAAGCGCCAAAGACAAGCAAAAGAACAAGAAATGTTAGATAAAGCAATTATTGAAGTTTATCAACAAGGAAGAAATCAATTTAATAACATTGCAAGGGAAAATATCAGAAATTGCGATAGACAATTTACATTTGATACACAAGCGCCAGTAGGTCTTAGACCTGACTTACTAGCACTACCGCAACCAAAGGAGCAATAAACATGAACATTTATTTTTGGGATTGTGGTTGTTGTGACTGCGGATATGAATTTGAATGGATTGACAGTTATCCGCCTATCGAGTGTGAAAAGTGCGGAAGTACAGAATTAAGATGCGTGCTTATCGGGAGGGAATATGATTAGCAGAGAAATGGACGAACTAGAAACAAGTGTATTTAATTACATTAACAATAACGGAACATTTGAAAAGCCCGCACAATCAAAAAATATTCGTAGGGATTACAACCTATCAGAGCGAAGATTAAAAATGATTGTCGAGAGTTTAAGAGTGAATTTCGGACATCCTATTGTCGCTCTTAAAACAAATCCTTACGGGTATTATATACCTAAAAACGAGGAAGAAAGGCAAGCTGGACTTGCTCCATACAAAAGACAAATATTGACTGAACAAAGAACTTTGTCAGTTGTCATGGCAGTGGATTTAGAGAAGTATTGGAAGTTAGAGCATGATTGAAGAACTACTTGCAGAGATTGATCAATGGCGCTCTGACTACATACATCTCGGAGTTGAACTCGGAGAAATCATCAACGAACAACAAGATATTATTGTAAAACTACAAAATGAAAATAAACGCTTGAAGCGTGAAAATTGGAACCTTAAGAAGACGAAAGGAAGAAAGAAATGACAAACGAACTGACACAAAAACAAATTACATCAAATGTTGCAACACGAATTGAAGCCATGAAAGGCGAAGGGTTGCTAATCGCACCAAATTATAGCGTGAGTAACGCCTTAAGTTCAGCCTACTACGCTCTTAAGAACTCAGCTAGTGGCAATTTGCTAGAAAAATGCACACCTGAAAGTGTCTATAATGCCTTGCTTGACATGGTCACACAAGGTTTAAGCCCAGCTAAGACACAATGCTATTTTATCCCTTATGGGAATACAGTTAAATTGAACCGTTCATATTTTGGAACCATGAAGGTCGTTAAACAGTTACCTGAAGTGAAAGACATCTATGCTCAGATTATCTTTGAAGGCGACGAGTTCGAAGCTGAAAACGTGGACGGGCGCTGGAAATTTGTCAGCCATAAGTCAAGCTGGAAGAACCAGGACAATCCAATCGAAGGTGCCTATTGTGTGATTGAAAAAACGGACGGGGAGAAAATCCTCACAATCATGACTAAGAAAGAAATTGATAAGTCCTGGGCGCAATCACGAAACGGAAGCGTTCAGAAAAACTTCCCACAGGAAATGGCCAAGCGTACAGTTATCAATCGTGCGGCTAAACAATTCTTTAATACATCGGACGACAACGACTTGTTTATTGATGCAGTCAATCGAACTACTGAAAATGAGTTTGTTAATGAGCGCAACGTGAAAGACATCACTCCGAGCGAACCAGTAGAAACGTTGGATGCTATCATGGGCGAGGTGGTAGAACCCGAAGAAGTGCCAGAAGTTCAAGAACCTGAAAAACCTAAAAAAGCACCTCGTAAGAAAAAAGAGGTCATTGAGCAAGAAGTGACAACCACTGATACAAGCTACCAAGCAGAAGAAATTCCAGACTTCGATGAAGAAACAGGCGAGGTTTTTGAAGAAATCAGTTTGCTAGAAGGCAACACGACCAATATTAAGGAGTAGGATCCATGGAAGAGCTAACACAAGAGAACTACTACCAAGACATGAGCTACTTGACCAACTCACGGTTTAAACGTTATCAGCAATGCCAAGCGAAGGCATTTGCCCTTGACAGTGGCCAATGGGTAGAAGAGAGGGATGAAACCCCTCTCCTGCTCGGTAACTACGTTCATAGTTACTTTGAAAGTCCAGAAGCACACCAGCAGTTCATGGCTGAGAATGGCGAGAAGCTACTTGCCAAGACTGGCAAGAATAAGGGAAACCTAAAATCTGACTTTGTGATTGGCGACAAGATGATTGAGAGCCTGAAAGATGACGAAGGTTTCAACCGCTTGTATCACGGCTACTCATCGGATGAAGTTCAAAAAGAATTGATTGTCTATGGCGAAATTGAAGGCGTGCCAGTCAAAGGGAAACTTGATAGTGTAAATCTAAGCCGTGGCTATTTTGTGGATTTAAAAACCATGAAGTCCATCTATGCTGAAGAATGGAGTGTAGAACTCAAGAAACGAGTACCTGCTGCAGTCAATAACATTTTGAATTTTGGGTATCACGGTCAGATTGGCCTATATCGTGAACTCTTAAAGCAAATGACAGGGAACGATTTTAGACCTTACATCGTAGCAGTCAGTAAGGAAAACGTGCCAGACCGTGAAATCCTGAAGATTGACGATGAATGGCTTGAGGAAGGATTAGAAAAATTCAAGTCTGAAATTGTCGAAGTTTGGAACGTGATCCAGGGCAAACAGAAACCTAAAAAATGTGGTCATTGTGACTACTGCAGAAGTCAGAAAAAACTAGATGCAGTCGTTACTTTGAACGATTTGATTGAAATGTAAACAAAGAGGTGATTTGATGAAAAAACAAGTAAAAGACATACTAGAAACTCACGACACAGGTTGTCCTCATGGCATCACATTTGCAATACATCAAGATAAAGATGAGTGTATTGCTTTGTTTGGTCGTTCTGGTTGGCCTGGACTAAAACCTCGATTTATTCGTTGGAATGAAAGTGTTGAAAACAGAACAATGTATCACACAGAAGAAGAGTTACGGAGTGCGTATGTTGATAAAGTCAAAGTAGTTGAGGAAGATTTTATTATCATTCAATTGTTGCACTTTTAAGAGGGAAAAAATAATCAAAAACCAACAAGCCGTGCATTCTTGTAAAACTGCGAACTAGAAACACGTCAGCAAAGGTTATGTGACCTTGGACGAGCGACTGCCCGTATTTAGCCAAACTCACAACAACATAGGCAGTCGCATTTTTTTGAAAATAAAAGAATGAAATTTTTAGATTTATTCGCTGGCATTGGTGGTTTTCGTTTAGGTATGGAGTCCGCCGGCCATGAATGTATTGGATTTTGTGAGATTGATAAGTTCGCAAGGGCTAGTTATAAAGCAATCCACGATACAGAGGGAGAAATAGAATTACATGATATTACAACAGTTACAGACGAAGAAATCAGAAATATTGGACACGTTGACGTTATTTGCGGGGGCTTCCCGTGTCAATCTTTTAGCATTGCTGGATCAAGAAGAGGATTTGAAGACACTAGAGGAACTCTCTTCTTTGAAATTGCACGATTTGCCGATATTCTTAAACCCAAGTATCTTTTTCTTGAAAACGTTAAAGGACTCCTTAACCACGACAGAGGAAACACCTTCAAAACAATCCTCGGAGCGCTTGATGGATTGGGGTATGATGTCGAATGGCAAGTGCTTAACAGCAAAAATTTCTCCGTCCCTCAAAATCGGGAGCGAGTGTTCATTATCGGACATCTTAGAGAAGGACGTACCAGAAGGGTTTTTCCTATCATCAGAGAAAATACAAAATCTGATAATCAACAGTCAAAAATCGAAATAGTAGGGAATGCTAAAAATCCGAATGGAACACGGCAAGGAACAAGATCAATCGTGCATAGTGCAAACGGCATTGTCGGAACTTTGACCGCAACAGATTACAAAGAGCCTAAACAAGTCGCTATACCCGTGCTATCTCCTGATAGAGTAAATAAAAATCAAAATGGCAGACGGTTCAAAACGGACGGCGAGCCTATGTTTACGCTAACAGCACAAGACAGACACGGAGTAGTCGTAGAAAACGAAATAAAAAAATACGGGACAATCCAACCTAACTTTAACCAAAGCGGAGTCGTCTATGATACAGACGGCATCGCACCAACAATCCGAGCTTATCAAGGTGGAGGGCTTGAACCTAAAATTATTCAGCGCGCACATGGTTATAATCAGGGTGGAGTGCATGAAATAGCTCCTACACTGACAAGTAATAGCTATCACGAAAATAACCATTTATCTTTTGGCTATCGTATTCGCAAGCTAACACCTCGTGAGTGTTGGAGATTACAAGGCTTTCCTGATTGGGCGTTTGATAAGGCGCAAGAGGTCAATTCTAATAGTCAACTATACAAACAAGCGGGGAATAGCGTGACAGTCAATGTCATCGCTGCAATAGCAGAAAGGTTATAAAAAAAGAAAGGGTAAAATGAACAACGAAAGAGAATTTGACTTGTTGCCATTATTAGAGCATATCAACCCGGCCGTTTTATCCTATCAAGAATGGATAAACGTCGGGATGGCTCTAAAACATGAAGGATATACCGCGTCGGATTGGGACAACTGGTCGCAAAATGATAGTCGATATCGTAAATTTGAATGTTTCAAAAAGTGGGACACTTTCAACGAACAAGCCGGCTCGATTGTAACGGGCAGGACAATCGTCCAGCTAGCCAAAGACCACGGGTGGGTGAATCCGTACTCAAGCGATAGCGAGGGCGCTCACGAATTAGACTGGAACGATACCATTGATAGAGATTACCGCGTTATCGATAAAAACTGGATTGAGGTAGCGAAACCTGTCTACTCTTTATCTGGCGCTATGGTTTATGGAGGTCTAGGAGTCAACAAGTGGTTAGAAAATGAGGATAACCAAAGAGTATTTGCTCTAGCTTGGTTTGACGGCTACGAGGTCGAGAAAGAAAAGCGGTATACAGTAAAGATAAAGGGGGAAATTGAAGAAAACCTTTTAGTCTATGGATTAGGTATAAACAGATATTTTTTTGCAAGAACCTACGACAGTTCAAAACGAAATGAACACACCCGAAAACAATTAGAAGAAGCTGGCTTCGGCTGGGTATTTGATTGCCCAGGGATTGAGGTTGAGGAGGTGGAGTAGATGATAAAGTTTAGAGCGTGGAGTAAACTTGCATCAAGAATGTATATCGTTAATGGGTTATATTTTGATAGAGGGATGGTTCAATATGCGAATAACGATAATGCAATAAGATTTATCAAACTTGAAAATATCATCCTCATGCAATCAACAGGACTCAAGGATAAGAATGGTAAGGAAGTCTTTGTCGGAGATATTATAAAATGTACCAGAGGATGTCCTCATGAAGTATATTTAGAAAAAGAATATGGTGGTACATACATAGGCGGAATGCCTGCTATATACCTAAAAGGTATAAGAGAAGGTTATGCGTGGACTGAACATGAAGAAATACTCGGCAACATTTACGAAAATCCAGAGCTTTTGGAGGAAAAATAATGACACGACCAAACAGATATCCATATACAAGAAGTCAATGGGTTGAAGAAATCGCTGATTATTATACATATGCAGACGATATTTGTTTTACGAGTCATATTTTAAAAAATAGACTTACTAGAGAAATTAAGAGCAAGGAGGGTAAGGAATGATTATTAAAAATTATAAATACAATAATTCGGAAGACGGTATTCATTACACAATTGATGTAGATGGTTATGAATTTGAAGTTAACCACACAAAAACAGATTATGGAAGTGTGAAACATGATGACATAGAATATTTTTTGGATGAAATCGCCGAATACGATATGCAAGAAGCTGAATTGATTGAAGATTTTGTAAGATTCCAAAACTACCTGTTAATGTATGGTATTGGGTTCACTCTTAAAAATGCTGATGAGGTTAAGCCATGAAACGCTTCTTAATCGGCTATTGCCTATTAACAACTTGCTTATTATTCATGCAACGTGAAGCACAGAAGCCCTTGCTAGTCTATCATGCTGATAGTAAGTACGCTATTACTGGCAAGGTTACGGAAAAACGAAAAATCGGAAAGTTGTTCACAATCACGGTAAACGGGAACGTGTTTGTGGTGAGTGAGCAGAAATATAATGATGCAGAAATTGGAGATGAGGTGATTATTTGACATTCGTAGAACATAATAATCGTGAGAAAGCTAATAAATTCGCTGAGTATGTGACAGGGAAGCCTTTACGTGAATACTTAGCTAAAAAAGTGAAGCAGTATTGTGGTGAAAATATATCTGTATTTGATGGAGCTGCAGGTTCTGGACAATTGGAGCAGTTTATCAGTATGACTGATTTTCATGCAGTAGAAATTCAAAAGGAAAGTTGTGAAGCTTTAAAAACAAACTTTCCACATGCAACGGTTGATAATCAAAGTTTTTTTACTTATCAATCTGATATCCAGGTTGATGCAATTGCAATGAATCCACCTTATTCTTTAAAACTTAAAGAGCTACCAGAAGAAGATCAACAGGCTATTAAAGAATTATATCCGTGGAAAAAATCAGGTGTCGTGGATGATATTTTTCTGTTGAAGTCTATGACTTACACGAAACGATACGGATTTTATATCATGTTCCCTGGAATTGCTTACCGTCAATCTGAAAAGAAAATGAGAGAGCTGGTTGGTAACAATTTAGTTGAATTAAATGAGATTCAAAATGGATTTGAAGATACTCCTATCAATGTCATATTTTTAGTAATTGACAAAGAGAAGAATACTCCTGAAGTTTCCAAAGAGATTTATGATTGTAAAACTCAAAAAGTTGAATATCAAGAATCTGATAAATTAAATTCAGATTTCAGCTGGGTAATACCGAAGAAGCCAGCTGAGAAAGAAGAAATAGACATTGACAAAGTGAATGCTGAATTAGATCAAATGGCAATTGACCACCTTGAAAAGCATTTAGCAAGTCAATTAGTCTTGATTCAATTCTTTAATGCAGATATTGATATAAAATCCTTTATTACAAGATGTCACAAAGTTTTAGATGATTATCTGTTGGCTTATAATTTTATGGTTGGACTTGAATGAAACCAGAAAAGATAACAACCTATGGATTGCTAGAAGTGTGTGAGCTTATTCCAGGCACTAGAACAAAAGCAACAGATGGACCTTATTTTATCTATGGCGCTGGCATGAACGCAAAAGGTACAACAGACAAGTTTAATTGTGAGAGTAATACAATCCGCTTAACTCGTAAAGGTACAGTTGGAGCAGTTTATTTTCATCTTGAACCATTTTGGATAGACGGAGATAGTTTTAAGGTTGAACCCAAAGAAATAATAGACAAGCGTTATTTATTTCATTGGTTGTTGATGAAGCGTGAAGAGATAGAACGTTGTGCAGATGGCAATAATCAACCAGGACTATCGCTAACTAGATTGTCAAAAATGACGATTGATGTACCTGACATAGAATACCAATTAAAAACGGTCAAGTTATTGGATGAAATGAGTACAGGCTTAGAATTTTTTATAGACAATATCACACAAACAAAAATGAACCAAAGCAAGGTTTTAAGTTACTATAACGAGAAAATTGGAATAGCTTTAGAGAGAGGTGAGTTAAATGAGAAACTGGGAGAATGATTTTGCTTACTATGAAGGCGAAACATTCATAACTTTAGGTTCTTTACAAGAAATACACGAGTATACAGGTATAGCTTTAGAAAAATTAAAAAGATACTCAAACAATTCACGAATTAAACGCTATCCGTTTGGAAGGGCGCTAATTGAAATAGATGAGGAGTTAAAATGAACACACTAGAAAATGTAAAACAATGGTTTATTGATCGTGACCTTGAAAACGGTGGACGATTAGACAAGCAGTCACTCAAGTTGAGTGAAGAATTCGGAGAGTTATGCGCTGGCTATCTCAAGAAGAATGAGCAAGTTATGAAAGATAGCATCGGAGATTGTGCAGTTGTTATTGTCGGTCTGGCCTTGCTCATTAAGGAAGATGTGAATCAGATTTTTAAAGAGTCAGATGGTTTACGGAAGAAAGAAATTACAGAAACATTAATCTCTATCAATGCCAACATCAGTGAGTTTCAACTGTCTCAAGGATTTGCAAGCAAGGAATTGTGCCGACATAATCTAGTACGCTGTATTGGTTATCTAAAAAATCTTGGATATGATTTCGATGAATGCTTTGAACTAGCATACCAGGAAATCAAAGACCGCAAGGGTAAATGGATTGATGGTAGTTTTGTAAAATGGGAGGACTTGCCAGATGAACTACGAGCAAAGATTAAATGATAATCAACGGAAACGTTTTGCATTCATGCTTAAACAAAAACGCAAAGACAGTAAATTGTCACAAGAGGCGCTAGGTGACATTTTAGGATACGGTCAAGCATATATTTATAAATGGGAAGCATGCAAGATAAGACCTAACTTTTATCAAGTGGAAGATGTAGCAACATATTTTAATCTTCCAATGAATATTTTAATAGGGGAGGGATAGATTGACGGATATTGAAAAACGATTAAAGCAATTACCTTATACGAATATTAAAATCAAGTCATTACATAATGAAATTATTGGTCTTAGGTCTTCAAGTGTTAAGGGGCAGTCGTTTGATAATATGCCTAAGTCACCATCGAATAATAATCAGACTGAAGATATGAATATCCGTGTGATTGATAGGTCAGATGAACTCTACGAGGAAATTGCAGGGCTATATCAGAAGCAACAAGAAACAATCAAATGGATCGAGAATTTAGAAGACCCTATCGAAAATATCGTCATGCGACTACTGTATATTGATGGCCTTTCTTGGAACGAGGTGCAGATACAATTAAGATGCGGTCGGACAACTATTAAACGGGTGAGAAGAAACGCTATTAAAAAAATGGCACTAATGGCACTAAAAGGCACTAATTAAATGGTATTATGTTAGTATCAGCAAAAGGCTGATGACTCCTATTTATATTTTTTAATTCGGTGTTAGGAATATTCATTGTTGATTTTCCTTTGCGTTTTTAATTTATAGTTTCATAGTACCTCCAAATATCCTAACACCGTTTTTATTTTCGGGAATACGAGTGGGTGCAAATCCTACTATTCTCATGAGAGGTCTTCATTAAGCCACACTACTGTGTGGCTTTTTGTTTTAGAAGGAGAATGGTATGAAACCACAAAGGCTGACTATATTAAACGGTCGTAGAACAGCGGTCGATTATGACAAACGTAATCAAGAATACACAGACTATAATCGTACTCGTTGGAAGTATGATAGAAAAGTTAAACAATTCTATAACTCAACTATCTGGAAGAGAACGAGTCAACAAGTCTTACTTGAAGCAGATTATATTTGTGCCATGTGTGGCGATGAAGCTACTATGACTGACCATATTGTTAGTGTGAAACAAGATTGGTCAAGAAGATTAGATCGAAGTAATCTTCAAGCAAGTTGTAAGAAATGTAATGATAAGAAAGCAATTAAAGAGAAGTATTCTTTTTGAAATAATTTTAAAAAAACAAAAAAATAAATGGAATACTATTCGGTTATGCACTGATAAAATGTACGGAAATACCCCCTTTGATTTTAAACGGGGGTAGGTATCGTTCGGATATAAGAACGCTGCCCTCTTCTGTGCGAAAAATTCCGTTTTTAAAATCTTGAACCCCCATAAAATCAGAAAGGAGGTGGTCAATTTGGGTCGAAAAATGAAGATAGTGGAAAGTACTAAAAGTCATTTGACGAAAGAAGAAAAAATTGCAAGAAAAACCATACAAGAAAAGGCTTCTGATGGTTTGGAAGCATTGCAATTAACACCACCAAAACACTTTGATCCAATCGCAAAAGCTGAATATAAGCGCGTAATTGAAGATTTGAGAAAGCTACCCCTCAGAAACCTAGATAGAGCAGTATTAGAAAGTTACTGTACATGGTATGCAGTCTATAAAGAAATATCCCGTGGGTTGCAAAAAGAAGGGTATGTTTATGAAACAGATAGTGGCAAGGTGTTACCTAATAAGATGTTGTATAGTTTGGAACGTGCTACAACAAACTTGATGAAAGCAGCATCACAATTGGGTATGACAGTGGATAGTCGCATGAAGTTATTCGTACCACAAGTTGAAGAGAAGAAAGAGAGTATTTTTGATAAATTTGGAGGATAGATAATGAATAAGTACCAAGAATTAGTTAATCTGATTGAGAAAAATAAGATGACAATCACGAAAAAGGCTTGCTATGATTCGCAAAGTGGTTGGACTGGAGCAAACATCATCATAAAAGATGATCAAGATTTTGAGTTTGATTTGTCTGGTAATGGGTACTGCTTTAATGATAATAAAGTTGATGAAGCGTTGTCGGCCATTAAAAGTTATCTTGAATATAAAAACTTAACTACGTTCGAAGCATTTAAAAAATACATAGAGAATAAAGCTATTTCTAAATAGAAACGGCTTTTTTTATTTTAGGCCGTTGGTGTAGTGGTAACATGACAAGTTCCAACCTTGTAGTCGTGGGTTCGATTTCTACACGGTCTGTTACGTGTTAGAAAGGAGGTAAAGTATGGCATACGATTACTCTTGTATCCATGAAAAATATCATGATGTAGCATACGAATATGCAAAAGATGTAATCGATGGGAAACGTATTGTCAGCAAGAAAGTTTATAAAGCATGCTTACGACACTTACGCGATTTGGCGAATATTCCCAATAGCGATTACGATTACTTCCCGAATATGGCACAAAACCCAATAGATTTTATTGAAATGCTCCCAGATGTCAAAACTGGGAAACCATACCCGCTGGCAGATTTTCAAAAATTCATTTTATCGAGTCTGTATGGTTGGAGAAAAAAGTCTGATACATCTATCAGACGATTTAAAAAAGCTTTAATCAGCTTGGCCAGGAAGAATGGTAAGACAATCTTGGTAGCTGGTATCGCTTTGTATGAGTTTTTATTTGGTCGCAACCCTGCAATGAGTAGACAGTTATTTTGTACAGCGAATGACCGTTCACAAGCACGTATTGCTTATGATATGATCCGTAAGCAGTTGGATGCTTTGAGAAGTCAAAATGAGGACATCAGAAAGGCTACAAAAGTAGTCAGAGATGAACTTAGAAACTTAAATGATGAAAGTTATGTGCGTGCATTGAGTCGTGAGACTGGTGCAGTTGATGGTTTTGAACCGTATGTTGGTATATTAGATGAGTTCGCAGCATCTAAAACTAATGAGATGATTGAGCTTCTCGAATCTGGTCAAGGTCAGTTGGATAACCCTTTGATTTTGATTATCTCAACAGCTGGATTTGATTTAAACGTACCAATGCACACTATCGAGTATGCGTATATCGAAAAACTTCTCGATGAAGAAGTTGAAAACGATGAATACTTTGCCTTCATTGCTGAACAAGATGATGAAGAGGAAATCAAAGATGAAAAGAACTGGATAAAATCAAATCCAATTCTTGAAGTCAAAGCGCTACGTAAGAAGATGATGGACTACCTACGAAAACGTAGGAAGGTGGCACTTGAGACAGGAACAATAAATGAAATCCTAGTTAAAAACTACAACATGTGGCGACAATCATCAGAAGAGTCTTATATGGATAAAGAAAGCTGGGCGAAAGCTAAGATAGATAAACCGAATACTAAAAAGCGTAGAGTTTGGTTAGGTGTCGATGTTGGTAGATCGAGCGACTTATTCTCTATCTCTCCTATGGTCATGATGGATGATTATTGGTATGCGGATAGTTTTTCTTTTGTGGCCACTAAATATGGCTTGATTGCAAAAGAAAAAAGAGATGGTGTTTCTTATACCAATTTGGAAAGAGCGGGTGAATGCGAAATTACCACGCTTGAAAGTGGTGTTATCGATGATGAGCGTGTTCTTGAGAAGATTGAAGAAATGGTATATAGCAATGATTGGGAATTGCAAGGAATTTACTTTGACCCTTATCAATTCGGTTCATTATTGACCATGATAGAAAAGCGACACCCAGAATGGCCACTAGTCCAGATACCACAAACCACCATGGTTTTGAATATGCCTACGAAACAGTTTCGTGATGATGTCCGTCAAGGGAAAATTAAGCATAGTGGTAATCAGTTGCTAACAATGGCGATAAACAACGCATACACTAAAGTTGATAACAACGGTATGAGGATTGATAAAAATAAGAATAGTAACAAAATCGACCCTCTGGATGCGTTATTGGATGCGTATGCTGCTTGTTACTTAGAACCATTCGATGGAAGTGGTTATTGGACAAATGAGAAAATCTTGGAAGGAGGTTCGCTATTTTGAAATTATTGAAACATATCCACACAGTTTTATTGTTAATCGGTTTAATGTTTTTGATTTACGGTTTGTTCTTAATTGGGGACGTAATAGGATATATAGCCACAGGCTTGATTTTTTGCTTTCTCGGAGCGTACATTGATAAAACAAAACAACCTTGAAAAGCCTTACAAAATTTGATATAATGAACTAATTTTAGGAGGTTTTATCATGGCAAAAGAACAACTTAAACAACCAGAACGTCCAGTTTATAAAAAGCCTTTATTCTGGACTACCATATTGTTTGGATTTCTTTCTTTTTTTCTTATGATTATGGTTTTTGTAGTCGATTCACATTATGTTGAATTGACAAATGCATTAACAAACCATGGTTTGTATTATGATCAAACAAAAAAAGAAATTTACAGTAAAGAAAATAATCAAAACAACACTCAACCATCAAGTGAAAATGGTGTTATTTTAACTAAAAAATTCGGTGAGAAAATAACATTTGAAGAAGGAAGTATCGAAGTAAGAGGGATGGATATATCTGACGGTCAAGTTACTGTAGCAATTATTTTAGAAAACAATACAGATAGAAAATCCAGTTTCAATCCGAAAGAATTTGTAGCAAAGGCTGGAGATGAAACGTTGAATTATATTGGATTGCAAGAGGTTTCAGGATTGACGGGCCAAGGTGAAGTTGAAGAAGTGTCACCAAAGTCGAATGCTGTATTCTTTTTGGATTACAACCTACCAAAAAATAATTCTTCAGATTACTCTATGCAAATAGGAAAATACCTCTGGAAATAATTACGTTAGCGCCTATTGGTGCTTTTTTTATGTTCAAAATTAGAAAGGAGGTGAGAAAATAAATGACTTTTTTTCAATCTTTAGGGTCGTCAAAACTATCTTATGATGACTATATCTCTTCGGTAATCTCTGGTAATTCAAGTCCTGAATATACTGGTATATCTGCTTTAAAAAATAGCGATGTCTTGACTGCAGTATCTATTATAGCTGGTGATGTTGCTCGTTTTCCATTATTGAAAAAGGATTTAATGGGTAATATTGAGCAAGATGAAGATATGAACTATCTACTAAATGTCAAATCTACAAGCAATACATCAGCTAGGCAATGGAAGTTTGCGATGACCGTCAATACTATCTTGACTGGTAATTCATTCTCTCGTATTCTACGTGATCCAATAAGTGGCAAGCCATTAGAATTTCAATTTTTTAGACCGTCTGAAACAACTGTTGAAGAAACCAATGACCATGAATTGATTTACACTTTTCGTGACCGTCTGAATGGTAAGGAAATTGTATGTAAAACAGAAGATGTCATCCATTGGAAATTCTTTAGTCATGACACTATTCTTGGTAGGTCTCCACTACTTTCCCTTGGAAATGAAATCAGCTTGCAAGATGGTGGATTGAATACCTTGATTAAATTCTTTAGAGATGGCTTCTCAAGTGGAATTATCAAGCTAAAAGGTGCTCAATTAAACGGTGAAGCTCGTAAGAAAGCCCGTATGGACTTTGAGAAAATGCGTGAAGGCTCGACTGGTGGCAGTCCTTTGGTATTTGACGATACACAAGAATACACCCCACTTGAAATTGATACGAATGTCTTGCAGTTGATTACATCGAATAACTTCTCTACTGCACAGATTGCTAAAGCTTTACGAGTTCCTAGTTTTAAGTTAGGAGTTAATAGTCCTAACCAATCTGTCGCACAGTTGACCGAAGACTATGTAACCAACGACCTTCCATTCTACTTTGATGCAATCACAAGTGAACTTGCTTTGAAAGTGTTTAGTGATGAAGAGCGTAGAAAATACCGTGTTGATTTTGATACACGTAGTGTAACTGGTAGAAACGTTGATGAGATTGTAAAACTTGTGAACAATCAAATCTTAACACCTAACCAAGCTTTGATTGAACTTGGTAAGGAACGTTCTACTGATCCAAACATGGACCGTTACCAGTCAAGTTTGAACTATGTCTTCTTAGATAAGAAAGAAGAGTATCAAACAATGAAAGGAGGTGAGACAAGAGATGCCAAAGAGAATCAAGATGAAAGGTCCACTGATTCCGAACAATAGTCAAGAAGTTTACGACTACTTCGGTTTGGAAGCAGTAAGTGCTAAATCTATCACAGATGCTTTTCCAGAAGACAATAGCGATATCGTTTTGGAAGTTAATTCCAACGGTGGTCTTGTAACTGTTGGAAGTGAAATCTATACAGCGTTAAAGAGTTATCCAGGGCATGTAACTGTTGAAGTAACAGGAATGGCAGCAAGCGCTGCTAGTGTTGCAATCATGGGAGCTGATAAAGTGCTTATCAGTCCAACAGCACAGATTATGATTCACAAAGCGCTGTATGGTTATGTATCTGGTAATAGTGATGATTTAGATAAAGCTTCTAATGCACTTAAATCTAGTGACCAAGCTATCGTGAATGCGTATGTTGCTAAAACTGGATTGAGTGAAGAAGAAATTCTGGAGATGATGAAGAATGAAACCTTCATGTCAGCTGGTGAAGCAGTTGAAAAAGGCTTTGCAGATGAAGTGATGACCTTTGAAGATATTGGTGCAGTAGCGAGCCTAGAGAATGGATTGTTACCACAAGCAGTTATTGATGACTTTTACGCTAACCGTAGCAAGCGTAAGTCAGAAATCCAAAACATGCTACGAGAAATCGAAAAAGAAGAATTACTTAAAGGGCTATAAGCTCTTTTTTTAATACCAAAAAGGAGAATAAACAAAATATGTTTAAAGAAAAAATGAAAGAACTTCAAGCACAGATTGTAAATATCGGTGCTGAAATCGTTGCTAAAACAGAAGAGTTGAAATCTGTTTTGAATGCTGAAGATCTCGAAAAAGCTCGTGAAATCCGTGCTGAAATCGACAACTTGAAATCACAAAAAGAAGAAGTAGAAAACAACTTGAAGACTTATGAAATCGCAAAAGAAGGAGCTGGAATGGAAGCGACTATTGAAAAACATGAAGTAAAAGCAGACGGTAAAACATACCGTGATTCTGTAAATGAATGGGTGCGTACTAAAGGTGCTGTTGCTGATTCAAATTTGAAACTTGAAGGAAAAGACCTTCTTATCCCTATGAATGAAGCAGTAAATCCAACACAAGATGGATTGAAGAAAGCTGGAACTGAAAAAGTAACTAGCAAAGAAATTGTTACTACACCAATCCGTGAAGTTAAGACAGTTCTTGATCTTAAACAATTTGCAACAATTCACAAAGCATCTAAAGGTGAAGGATCATATCCTATTCTTAAACACGCTACATCTAAGATGGCAAGCGTAGAAGAATTGGAAAAGAATCCAGCACTTGCTAAACCAGAATTTACAGATGTTCCTTGGAAAGTTAAGACTTACCGTGGTGCTATTCCACTTTCGCAAGAAGCAATTGACGATGCAGATGTTGACCTTCTTGCAATCGTAGCTGAAGCAGCTAACCAAATCAAAGTAAATACTACTAATGATGCAATCGCTACTGTATTGAAAGATTTTGAAGCTAAAACCGCTGCTGACCTTGACGCTATCAAGGAAATCTTGAATGTGAACCTTGATCCAGCTTACAACGTGTCATTCGTAGTTTCACAAAGCTTCTATCAAAAACTTGACACTTTGAAAGACAAAAACGGTCGCTACTTGCTTCAAGATTCTATCGTTTCTGCATCAGGTAAAGCTTTCCTTGGTCATCCAGTATTTGTAGTTTCAGATACAACTCTTGGCGCAACTGGTGAAGCTAAAGCCTTTATCGGAGATGTACAACGTGCTGTACTTTTCGCTGATCGTCAAGAATTGGGTCTTCGCTGGACTGATAATGAAATCTACGGTCAATACTTGCAAGCAGTTGTACGCTTTGACGTCAAGAAAGCAGATGCTAAAGCTGGTTACTTTGTAACTATGCCCTAATACCCCCCCTATTAGTGGGGGTGTCTCACGGTCAGCAGTAGCACTACCAGTGCCAACCTCAAGTAGCACCAAGCAAGATATTATGTCTTATTTAGATAGCAAGGGGATTTCTTACACAACTTCTCAAACCAAAGAGCAACTACTAGCCTTGATTGGAGGTTAGAAATATGGAAGCTAAAAAGAATGGTTTTCTCGAAGAAGTTAAGTTGTATTGTAAAATCGACTATGACTTTGAAGATGATTTACTAATTGAACTTATCGAGTCTGCAAAAGAGCAGATATGCTTTGCAATTGATAACGATTTAAGCCCAGATGATTTAGTAGATTATGCGAAATTCCGCCTAGCTGTTAAAAAGCAAGTAAAAGAAGAATATGAGCATCGAGGGATGTCTGCAGATACTATGCGATATCCACTAGCAAATGGTGTGCTAAACATCATCCACCAACTTAGGACAAGGAGAGAAAGTTAATGCGAACACGTAAAATGAATGTTCGCATTACTTTTTTCCAAAAAGTAGGTGGACAAAACGAAGATGGAGAAGTATTAGACTTTGAAAGGAAGGACTTATATACTTGCTGGGCAGAAGTGTCTAAAACATCTATTAAGGATTTTAGAGAAAGTGCGACTGTTACAAAAGCAGGTGGACTGGTAGAACACAAAGACGCTAAAACATTCTTAATTCGTCATCTTCCAAAATTACCTTTTGATAATTCTTGTTTTGTAGAATTTGATGGCAATGAGTACCACATAGATTCTATCGAGCGTGATCATGCCAATAAGGAAATTGACTTGATTAAGGGAGTGATGTTGTCATGACGAAAGGATTAGACCTTTGCCTTAATAATCTCACTAAATTAGAAGTTAAAGCCCCTAAGGTTGCTCGTGAAGCAGTCACAATGGTTGCTGAAGAGTTTGAAAAAGAACTGGAAGCAAATACTCCAATTTCTGATGAGTTTACACCCACTCGTTTGAAAGAAGATATAAGGATCAGTAATTTCAAAGGCGGTGGAAATGCTCCTTCTAAAGATATTGGATTTGGTCGTTCTACTGGTTGGCGTGCTAGATATCCCAACAGCGGGACAATCTATCAGAAAGCACAGGATTTCGAGGAAAAAACTATCAACGCAGTTACTCCTCGTGCTAAAGAAATTTACATAACAAAAATAAGGGAGGTGTTAAAATAAATGATTGCTGAAACTGAAGCTTATAAACTTTTGGTGGCAGATGAAAAGTTAAATCAACTGTTCAATGAGTTTAGAGGTAAGGAGTTTCAAGGGTACAAACAAGGTATCTTTACTTATGATATTCCTGAAAAACCTACAAACTTAAAACGAAAAGAACTTGCTCCGTTTGCAAGAATTTATTTAACTTACGAAGCACCTCACAAGTATGCAGATGATAAGATCATCTCAATGGAACAACGTATCACAATCAACTTTTGGTGTAAGAATGCTAAGCAAGCTGACCAAATCGCCAAAAGAATGGATGCGGTACTAGAAGGTAGCGGATTTGAACGCTACACAGCAAATGAGAAACCTCGATACATGGATGACGATATTGGACTGTTAATGAATGTCCGAAAATATCGTCTTTTTGATTGGAGTGATCTCGAAGAAATGAAAGGAAATTAAATAAATGTCTAAAGTTAAATTTGGTTTACGTGGTTTTGAATATGGGGTTTTGGACAATAAAAACCTTGTAACAGGAGAAACTAAAAAAATCCCTGGAATTAAAACAGCGAAATTGGATATCACAAATGAATTGAACACAATCACAGCAGATGATGGACCATACGTAGTATTGTCTTCTGGTATCACTGGAACAACTCTTGAAGTATCATGGTTGGATTTGGGTAGTGAAGCTCGTAAAGACTTCTATGGTATCACTGTTGAAAATGGTGTTGAAAAATACAATAAGAAGATGACTCCAAACGATATCGCTTGCTTGTTCCGTACAACTGGTGATGACGGTAAAGGTATCTGGGTTGGTCTTCTTAAAGGTAAATTCTCTCTTCCAGGAATGGATTTGGAAACTAAAGATGGTTCTCCAGAACCTAAGAACGATACTGTATCTGGTAGCTTTGTGGCTCGTGGAGACGATGATGATGCTCTTGTAATTGTAGTTGGTCGTGAAGACAACCCACAATTCCAAGAATCTGAGTTCCGTAAATTAGTCTTCCCAAAGTCGTAAGTGGTGCTGCACCTGCGAGTGCAGTTGCCACAAGACAAGAGTAACTAGACTAGGCTTGGTTTTTCTCCAAGCCTTTATTTTTTTAAGGAGTTAATAAATGTTTGAAATTAAGTTTAAAAAAGCAGGTGTTTTAAAAGAATTTTCTAAAGACTATGTAAATGTTGAAGACAATTTACTGGCATTAGAGCATCAAGTACGACAAACTGCCTTGTATGAAAATAAAGAGGATTTGTTAAATCCTATTAAACATCGTGAATTGAATGAAGCATATCTAGATATGTTTGTGAAAATGTACGGTGAACAGTTTGAAGTAAATGATATTAAATGCGCTAGTGTAGAAACACTTGAGACTTTGAATGACTTATATCTTGCTGCTCTCGGTGGAAAACAGGAAGAAAAAGAGACCCCAGAGGGAAAAAAGAAGAAAAAGGGTTAAGCCCTAAAGAAGCTCAAAATAATTTATTAGTTTGGGTTCAATCATTGATGAGTCAAGGATATACAATCCATGACATTAAAAGTATGCGTTTATCAGATTTTGATTTGATGGTGCAAGCTTTGGAAACAAAAGAAAACAAAGAGGAAGAAGAGACAACCCTTGATAAGGCATTCCCATTCCTTTTTGGATAAAAAGAAAGGAGATTAAATGGCAAGTAACATTGGCGAATTAGTCGCCACAGCAACCTTAGATGTCGCTCCTTTTCAGTCAAACGTTGGGAGGTTGAAAACTTATCTAAAAGGTGTTGATAATTCCCTAAAGGCGATGGAGAACAACTTCAAAGGCGCTGGAAAGAATGTCAGCAACTTAAAAGGACTTTTATCGCAAACTGGTTCAGCTTTAAACTCATATCAGAAGATTTTGAGTTCACAAAGTGAACGATACAACCAATTGAAAGCAAGCATTGGAGATGTATCTACTGCTACTGCAGAGCAGAAACAGAAATTAGTTGAAGCAAGTGCTAGTATGACAGCTACCGCTGCTAAAGTAGCTGAATTACAAAATCGCTATGAACAGTTAGCTAGTTCTATGAGACAAGCTTATATTGATGATAGTGCCTTCACTAAATTTGGTAGAGGTGCGCAAGAAGTCGGTAATAAAATCAGTCAAGTAGGTCAAACCATATCTGGTTTTGGTTCTGCTTTAACTCGTGGAGTAACTGCTCCAATTGTAGCTGGTGCAGGTCTTGTAGTAAAAGCTGCAATCGACTATGAATCTGCATTTGCTGGAGTTAAGAAAACAGTGGACGAAACTGCCACAGTATCTTACAAAAACCTATCGGACGGTATTCGTCAAATGGCTAAGGAACTACCAGCTAGTGCAGTAGAAATTGCAAACGTAGCGGAAGTTGCAGGTCAGTTAGGTATTAAGGCAGAAGATATCCTTAAATTCTCACGTACTATGATTGATATGGGAGAATCGACTAACTTGAGTGCTGAAGAAGCTGCAACTGCAATCGCTAAAGTAGCAAATATTATGGGCTTGAGTTCAGATGACTATTCAAGGTTCGGCGCATCAGTTGTTGATCTTGGTAATAACTTTGCTACGACCGAAAAAGACATCGTAATGATGGCCAATCGTTTAGCGGCAGGCGGTAAACTAGCTGGACTAACTGCTCCTGAAATCTTAGGTCTTGCAACTGCTATGAGTAGTGTGGGTATTGAAGCAGAAGCAGGTGGTACTGCCATGACTCAAACTCTTACTGCTATTGGTAATGCAGTTTCATTAACTACTAAGGACTCGGCAGATGATCTAGCATTGATTGCTAAAGTAGCAGGAACGACATCAGAAGAATTCCAACAAGCGTGGAAAGAAAAACCTGCTGAAGCTTTACAATCCTTTATTAAGGGGCTTAATACAGCCCGTGAAAAAGGCGCAAACATGGATGCTATCTTGATGAAGTTAGGCATGACAGGTGTTAGACAAGGAAATATGCTCAAATCTCTTGCTCTATCATCAGATAAAATGAGTGCAGCAGTACAACGTTCTAACCAAGCATGGAAAGAAAATACTGCCTTAACCAATGAAGCGAATAAGCGTTATGAGACTACGGAATCACAGTTGAAGATGTTTAGAAATCAATTGACAGACATTGCAATTGAGTTTGGTGGGCCACTGATAAAAGCTTTAAGAGAAGGGCTGAATGCAGCTAAACCGTGGATTGAAAATCTATCAGAATTAGCTAGAAAGTTTAGTTCATTATCGACAGAGCAACAACAAAACATCTTGAAATGGGGATTATTTGCAGCAGCATTAGGCCCAGCTTTAAAATTGTTAGGTGGTGGCATCTCAGTCATTGGTGGATTTGTAAAAGCCATTGGTGGTTTGTCAAAAGGCATTGGCTTCCTAAGTGGTTCAGCAAAATATCTTGCCAATTTGCCAGTTGGTTTAAATGCTTTAGCTGGCTCAGCAGGAGCAGCAGAAACTGCAATGGCAGGTGTATCAACTAGTGCTGGATCTTTATCAGGTGCATTTGGTGCTCTCGCAAATCCTATTGGTTTGATTGTTGGAAGTCTAGCACTATTAACAGCAGGTGCTGTTTATCTTGGGAACGAGAAAGATAAGGCAAGAATTAAAGTTGAAGAGTTTGGCTCTACCTTAGATGATGTTCAGCGTGGAGAATTGAGAAGTTTCCAAAAAACAGTTGATGAAACAGCTACTGCAGTTGCTAACTTTGGAACACACGCTGGAGATGTCGAAAAAGTCACTGGTGCTTTTAAAAAGCTTTATGATGAGGTTGCAGAAAGCGCTGAAAAATCCAACAAACGTATGGAAGAACTCGGTGCTAAATGGGGTCTCAGTGAAGAAGATATTGCTAGAGCTAGAGAAAAGAATGGTCAGGTTGTATCTAATACAGAAGCCATGATGAACCAAATCAATGAGATTTATCAGCGACATAATGGAGATGCAAGTAAATTCTCTCAAGAAGAAAAAGAAATCATCTTGAATAACCAAAACGAGATGATTAAAGCTAAGCTCTCAATGATGGATTTGTCAGCTGAACAACAAAAAGCAGCGTTGCAAGCTTTGAATGGAGAAATTGGGAATCTAAACGAAACTCAATTAAAACATACAAAAGATGTTCTTAAACAAGCCTTGGATGAAGAGAAAACACTGTACGAAACATCTAAGAGTGAACTGAAAGAATTGTTAAAAGGTAAGGCAATAGATCAAGAGACTTACAACAAGAAAATGCAAGAACTTGAAGCTAATCACACTCAAACAATGGAAGCTTTGGGTACTAAGTATTATCAAGTTATGAAAACTCTTGATGCAAAAGTAAAAGCACGCACAGGTCAAAATTGGAACTATTGGGAAGAAGCTAAAAAAGCTTTGGAAGAATATGGTCTATCTTATGAAGCGATTGGTCAGAAAGCAGCAGAAGCATCTGAAAAAGCTGGAAATTCTCACAGTATTCTAGCTAAATATACCAGTGATATGAGCAAGGAAGTTAAAGAAGCAAACGATGCCTGGTCTTTACTTGTTGGGAATATTGACAAAAATGGTAATTTTGAAATTAAATCCAATGTTAAAGAAGTTATCGGAGAAGCAGCTAAATCTGCTGAAGGTTGGGAGCAATTACAATTCATTGCTAAAACAGCTGATATTAACTCAAATGCTCGTGAAACAATTGCAGAAGCTCTTGTAGAATCTGGAAAATGGTCAACTATGACCCTTGAAGAGAAACAACTAATTGTTCAAAATCAAGCTGGTTTGCAAGCTATTTTTGATAGTGAGAATCATCTAAAAATCTGGAACAGTATGCCTGCAGAAGTTAAAGAATTGCTTTTGAAAAATGCAGATGTTATGAACAAAGCAGACGAAGCTTCAAAGGCGCTTTACAATTATGATGCACTTACACCAAAACAGAAAGAGTTACTAGCGACAGATGAGAGTTTTAGAACTGCAGTCGCTAGATCGACAGACACTCTAACTACATGGAATGCAACCACTCCATTTACTAAAGACTTCAAAGCGAATGCAACAGATGTCTTAAATAATGGCCAGTTATCTATTGATAAAATCATGTCTTGGAATTTAACAAATGCTGATACTAAATCATTAGATGCAGTTGATAATACAGCTGGTGCAGTCGCAAGTGCATTATTAAGCGTGAACTCTCCAAAACAAGAAACCCCAATTG